AACCACCAGCTTTGCGGTAGTAATTACTTAATTTTGCTTTTAACATTTTGTTTATTTATTAATTGTTTTTGTTTAAAACTTTAACTCAATTCCAAGGTTTAATAATGAATATTACAACCAAGGCCATAAATGTGTATAATGGCCCACTAATGATTGCAAATAATGTCTCTAATATATCAGCACCTTGCGAAGACTGATATATTTTATAAAGATTAAAGGCTCCCAATAGAAGCCATATTAACGAAATGATGAATGCTGTCATAGTTTAAATTTAAAGAATTTCAATTCAAAACATTCCCTTGATGTAAAATATACAACAAATCCAGCAATAAATCCAAGCCAAGAAAATAATGAAATTAAATATATCATTACATAAGACTTAATTTTCAGTGAATTGTAGTATATAAATTCATCATAAGATGATCTAGCGCGTCCATATGCAAGGATGAATCCAATTACATATATTAATATGAAAATAATTATTGTCATGATTTAGTCTTATATATGAAAGTTAAGAAAACTCCAAGCACTATCAATTCTGCCAATACAGACACATAAGCTTGATGATAAATCAGAATAGCCATACATATAGACATAAATACGCCAATAATCAAAGCTAATCTGATTTTAGTTTTCATACTCGCTGTGATTTGATTGCTTGAACACTTCGGTAGCCAAAGAAGGCCAACACACTCTTATTTGCCTGTGATTTCGATGTGGCAAATGTATCATACTCTATTGCAGTCTTATCTGATAAGCATACAATTGTGTGAAATTTAACGGACATAAATTAGATTTTCATATTGTTATTTAATTAAGTTTAATTGACAAGACTGGCTTGATTGCCACTACAACAGCATTTTTCAGCCACATATAGTACCAGTCCTTGAGGCTCTTGTATTACCGGTAAATGTTGTTATGCTATCAGACATCAATGCTCTAATCTTCTAAGATAGGTAGTAAAGTGTTTCTTACTCAAATACTGATAGCATAATGTTTTAATAAATACAACCAGCTTAAGATCCATAACTTTCATTAAAGATAGCTGGCTGCATTATTTGTGTGTTATCGGAATCACTCCTACGAGATTCACTAAAGTGGCATGAACCAATCAGCAAAGATTACTCCTGCTGTTAGAATAAGAGCGCCGACAACAATTGCACACGTGTATTTTAGTATTGTTTTCATAGACTAATGTTATCGTTTAGCATACCCACACTACACATTCTATGTGAGGAACACATTTGCCATCAAAGAAATAATAGTGACTTCCACATATTGGACATCTCATGTTATTCTTGTGTTAAGGTGATTGATTCACCTGGTTGAAGTTTGCGACCTGTAAATGCAGGACATAAATGCAATGACTCAAATGACCATGTACCATTTGGATCTGTCAATGAAATCAATGATCCATAAGCTCTTAAAAGTATTTGTCCATTATGTGGCCCAAATTCTAATACTTCCATCATCTCACCAACTCTAAGCATTGATGAATCGAATGGCTTTTCTTTCTTGTCAAGCCAAGATTTCGTTAATTCTGACATAACTAAATATGTTTAAGTTGTTGTAATATTATTAATTGCGTAATCCAATCATAGCGATCTCTAATGCGATGAAATTTAGCATGAGAATAGTGTTGACGGGAAATTGTAGAGCTGTTGACGGTTGAGATGGTTAGGGAGAGGTTAATTAAACGCATACGTTAAATCCCTCTATTAATAGCTTATTATAAAGCATGTCAATCCGTTCTCTATATGAGAATAAAAATGATAATGCGCTAAACTCAATGCCGGTAGCTAACTCAAAGCAATTCTTGGCATTAATCTTTTGATGTATAGATAATGTTTTATACCAATCCATATTAATATTCATTTAATGGTTTCCATTGATCATCTGAATTAACTACTAATCCACGCTCTCTCCAGCCCTTGCCACACTTAAGGTTAATTAATTGTCTTGCACCTCCAACTGCATTAGGTGTATTATCTTTAATTCGTTGTTTGATTAATATTGCAAGTTCTTTTCTTACAGCATTAATATTGCGCTCGGCTGGAGTTAATCTGTAATGCCTAAACTCTTGTTTTGGCACATTGTACTCAGCGGTATAATCACCAAGAGAATCGCAATAGTGATCTATGATATCTTCAGCGTATTGCCCCATGATTTAAGTTGATTGCATTATTACTGGAATTTGAGCTCCATTGGATACGGCAATGATAAAATCACGCATCAACGATTCGGATAATAACACATGATCAACATAGTAATGATGTCCATCTATTATCATTAATAGTTTATTGGGATCAGTTGCTGTTAAGTTTAAATTAGCCATATCATATGTTTGTTAATTTACTGTAAATCAGCATAATCATACCAATATTTATTGTGAGAACAATATTTATCAGACACATTAATCTGATTTATATTATTAGGCAGAAAATGTCTACAATTGCTTACCGGGATACATGGCTGACCCTTAGTCTTCTTGAATTCACATAAATAAAACCTGGGTATGTAAACTTGAATATCAGAATCACGTAATGTAAAACTATTGGCTTTTGCAGTTGAGATATCTCCGACATAATTTACTCCAATAAAATATATATCAAAGCTGCCATTTTTACGTTTGGATATTGAGTGTAATCTATGCAACTCGCCAAACTTCTCATCAAATAAAAATATGTCACCCTTGGATAATTTAGATAGTTTAGCCATAGATTTATGTGTTAAGATTAAGGTTAATTGTAATAATGGGAATTAATAGGGTGTGAGGATAGTCCCTTCATCTCACTCACTCTCGTTAATAACAACAAGAATTACCACTAGTGCTATTGTTATTATTGCCACCCACATGACTAATCATTACTAATCGTCACTGAACCTTCAAAGTCCTTGAAGTTACTACTATTGAAATTAATTGAAGACTCTCCAACTCTGAATAGGCTATTTTCAGTTAATCCTACAACTACGCCACTGTTAATATGCTCAAACAATACAATCTTTGATTGGTCGTACATTAACTTAGGAAATGATCTTGACTTGGTTGGTGTGTTATTATTTACTATTGATTTCATAATTAGTTATTTATAAGTTTGGCATGATTATTGTTACGCGCGCGTACATTATTATATAGTAACACTGGCTGGTTGAGATGGCAACCATTTATACAGCAAATCACCTATATATAGTATTGCTTGCACCAGTGTTACTATAAATTATCCTTAGACGAACTTGATGGATGCGAACTTGTGAAGCATACAACTAGGGAGTCTTATAAGAGTTACTATAAACATTGCAAGTATTCCCTAGATATATTGATTTAGTTATACAGGCTGCTGCAATGGCTTTGTGTTGGTCGTCGCCGATAGCATTTGAGGATAGTCGTCCACCTGTAATATTATATCTATATACAGCACCTTGGTATATATAAATTAAATAATGCCTTGCAGCATTGCGAATAGTCTTTACTATTTTATCCCAGCATATAGCGTGATAGCTACTGAAACATGCAAATTCCTGTGGATCTCCATTTGCATGAGTGATATTATTATAGAACCCTCAAGGTGATCAGCACTACCTGTTATTCAAGGGCTCTATTTAATTCTTAGCAAGGAATTGCTCTGACGTATTTAACATCAACAACCTTGCCTTCTTTTGTGAATGAATAACTAACATCTTCAAAGCGAAGATTGCGATCCATTTCAGTACCAATGATTGCAGTGTCTGGAGTGATTTCAGACTGAATGATGAACTCTCTGCCTTGGCATAGGCCAAACAATGCGTCCATTACGATCTCTTGACAACGGATGTTAGAACCGCCTGTGCGTGACTTTGATGCTTGAACTGCTGTTACTTTGAACTTAGTCATGATTGTATGTTTTAGATTGTTAGAGTTCAATGGTACTACTACTGCGATCCATGCGAGGTTTCGACCAGTAGTAGCTATGTATGTGATACTAGTGGGTGCTAGACTTACACTTAGATGAAGCTGATTAGATCAGTCATTTCTGCTAGCACACTGTATCAAAATAATCCCTCATCTTACATACTGTCGCGTAAGACAATATGCAGAGGGAGCGGTCTATCCTTAATGTAAGCGAAGATCGATAGACTGTATCAACGCCAAGAGTTAGTAAAGGTGAAAGATCGCAGAGCATTGACGCCAAAAGAGTGATTGCACAATCAGGCCGGGGAATGATCCCAATGATAACTTGACGGGGCGATCAATGTGGTATTATCCGAAACGCTCATGAATACTACATTTTTATTTTATTTTTCTAAAAAATTTTTGTACCTTTGTATATTATTAATAATAATTATATGAAAAGAATTTGTGGAATTTATTGCATCAAGAATGTTTTCAGAAACAAAATGTACATCGGGAAGTCTGTTGATATAACAACAAGGTATCGTCAGCATTATTTAAAATTGAGGAATAATTGCCATCACTCAAAAGAGCTGCAAAATAGTTGGAATAAATATGGTGAAGATTATTTTATTACTGGAATAATAGAGGAGTGTGATTTATCTATTATTGATTCAAGAGAAAAATATTATATAGACTTATATGATTCGTATAATAATGGATTTAACGAACAGCTTCCTAATGGAGAAAACTCTGGACATATTTTTTCAGATGAAGATAGGGTAAAACACTCTATAGCGATAAGGAAATCCAGATTAAAGTGGAAACAATCTGATTGGGATAAAAATAACGAATATCTTAATAAGGGTAGAATAAATGCTAGACACAAAATTGTTAGAAGTATATTTTTATATGACTCAAATACATTTGAATTAAAATACAAATCAGAGTCTATTGAGGATTGTGCTAAATTTCTTGGAGTTAACCTAAAGACACTTAGGGGGACTTTAGCAAAAATTAAAAACAGAGATAGGCTCACATATAAAGGATGTATATTAATAAAAGATAATGGTGTGGACTCTATTGAAAAATATTTAGAGGAGATTGGCACTCGCAAAGAAGATATTACAATTAAAAAAGCAATATCCTCTGGAGTTGCCATTATAAATAAATTTACTAAAAAATATAATGAGTCTATTAGAGTTAGAAACAATTCTGATAATAGAAATATTAAGTGGAGAGAAAATTCAATTACAGCAAAAAATAAATTAAGAGAATCTGGTAAAAACGCTGTAGATATATATCTGTATGATACAGGAGACTATGTTGGTAGGTGGAACTTACTATCAGACTTTGCTGATGAGTACAATTTAAAATTAATGTATCTTCAAAGAGTTAGATCTGGATATAGATCTAATCATAAAAACTTTGTAGTAAAGAAAGTTAATTAGCTATATTGTTTCATCAATATTTGGTGAATTAAAATATTAATTGTATATTTGCGCTGTCAGGTATCACTCTATGGTATATCACGCGGTTAGTAGCCAAGTAGACATCGGATAGTAGTTGCAGTCTTGAAATAACAGATAAACATAGCGACGAGGTTTCTCCGGTACTGACAAAAAAGCAATGCTACATGAGTAGTATTTCGTAAGTCGAGGGCTCGTGGCCAATAGAGTAGGCAGAAGTGGTAACAACGAGACGATTCCGTCATAGATACGGTAGCTGGGGAATGAAATGATCGCACTCGCAGAAATATAAAAATTAGTATGAATCTTTATATATCACATTTTAGGAGGATGTGGTTTGTAGAGATTTTATGTCTTCTCCTTGGGGTTTAAAGGGGTTAGGACGCGCGAGGCCAAGCAATAATGCGGAAGCCAACTTTAATTGTAAATAACATGAATACTCCCGAATCATTTATGCTACCTGGGTTTGTCTCCTTAAATCAAGCTAGGCAAAATTTTGAACAGGCAGTACCTTTATATATAGCCCGTAACGATTCTGACAAAGGCGATGAATATAACATCCAGGATTTGAAACGTGCGCTAAAATTGTTAGCTGATGCTTATGATGAAATTTCGGCAATTTGGGAAAATGATATTAATGTTTAAATAATTAAGATTTTACTTTTATATATAGATTATTGTTTGTACCTTTGTATTATAAAATTCACTAGGCATAGCATGTACGGTAAAGCATCTTATTGCGTCAACAATAACGTAACCGTACTTAAGTTTGGAGAGGTAGCTGAGTTGGTTCTAGCGTCAGATTGAAGATCTGAAGTAGATTGGTTCGATTCCAATGTTCTCCACTAATTTTAAATATTGAATATATGGAGACTAATGCGAAGGTTAAGTTTGAGAATGACAATGATTTTACAAGTGGTGTTATTTCGATGGGCAATATGCTAGAGACATGGCAGAAAACCTCAGATGAAGGTTACAAAAGAGAGTTTACACTAACACCAAACAGAGAGAGTTTAACTCTAGAAATTTTATTGAAAGTTACTAAATAGACCTCCCACCTATCTAGATAGTAGACTGTGATTCGGAAACTTACGATAGCAGTTTGATCCCAGGCAGATATACTGTTTGGGATTTTTCTTTTAAAATAATTGGCTAAATTGTTGGTAGATTAAATTATAGTCCGTACATTTGTATCAGAAAATTAAATTATTAATTATATGCCGAAGTATAGATGCACAAACCAAACTTGCTCACAGTATAATGAGATTGAAAATATTAATGGTACTAGGATTACCATAGTTAATGGAACCGCTTTAGACAGAAATGCTTATTGCAAAGTATGTGGAGATAAAAGAGAGGTTGTTCGTGAGGAAGGAATGACTATTAATATTGCGGGAACTAATGATCAACGCTTAAGGATGGAGAGACAATAATGAATGTAAATACTAAATTTGACTTTGGAGATACAGTTTATCTCAAAACAGATCCAGATCAATTGGAAAGAATTGTAACTGGATTTAGCGTTAAGCCAAATAGTTTATGCTACAGCTTGTGTCATGCAACAACAGAGAGTTGGCACTGGGATTTTGAGATAACTAAAGATCGTGATATTTTAAAAACAACAACAAACTAATATGGATAATAAGTTAAATGATTTAGATGATTCCGTTAATAGATTTAACAGTGTTAGGACAAACGTTGATTATTCATTAGATTATAATGATGTGAGAGAATTGGCAATTGATTTTGCAAAGTATTTAATGGAACAATCAATTAGGAAACATACTAGTTTTGATGAATTTATAGATTACGTTCCCAATGAATATAAATTAATGAATGGAAGTCTAATAAAAGATGGAGAGTTGATGTTTGACAGTTTTATTAAAAATATTTATAATATAAAAGATGGCAACTAAAGAAGAATATAATTCAGTACCAGTAGAGTTTTGTAGCAAGGCAACGTGCTGTTCTTTAAATATTAAAGAGGATGAAGATGGCAGCGTTTATTGCGATGATTGTGGTGGAATGAAAGTGAGTAAGGCTTCAATTACAGAATGGGAAGAATACTGGATGATGGCTCATGGTGAAAAATTACTTAATATAAAGAGAGTAAATGTCGAGTAAATACAATATTGGGGATATTTGGATCTGTCCAAGATGCGAATGTAAGTTAATTATATCTGACACTGGAATTGATCACAAATGTAAAAATAGTTGGATTAAATATAGCCTAGGTGACTTAAAGACAATTAGAGAATATTCAGATAGACAAGAAAAATTTTGGTTTTATGGAGAAGCAAAAATTGATTAAAAATCCAAAACCATATACTAGACCATCTGGCAATATTGATACATGTGGAATGCCTTTATATGAATGGGAGTTTTATCAGAGCGGAGGAACGAAAATAGAATTTCTAAAAGCAATTAATAATACAATTAAAATGATCTACGGATCAAAATCTAATTATTGTAATGATTTATTAAGTGAATTAAATGCAACAACAGAAACCGATCAACACAAATAGAGCAGTCATTTCTTGCACAAAGGAAACTCTGTGTGAGCAGTGGCTGAGATTTACCAGAGAGCTACACGGTCTGTCAGATGGCGAGATTGTATTGGCTGGTAAGTTCCTAGATAAGCGTATTGAGCTAAAAGAGAAGATTACAGACGATGAATTACTTGACGAATACTTACAGTCCACTAAGGTTAGACAAGGCGTTAAAGAGGCTGCAAACGTTAAGAATTCAGCTGTATTTCAGAATATGCTAAGCAGTTTGCGTAAGAAGAAATTCTTTATGACTGGAGATAGGATTAATAAAGCATTCATACCAAACTTAGATGATCCTAGTAAGAGGTATTTTAAGGTTGAAATAATATTTAAGATAGATGGATAAATATAGAACTCCCAAATTTGATGAATTTATTCCTGGATTTAAATGTCAAACTTGCTATGGATATTTTACAAATTATGAAGATGAGTGGGTTGATCTCAAGTTTACAGATGAGTTTATTAAAAATTATCTTGGATTGATAAAATCAGATGCATATGAAACAGAATTTAGAGTTGCAATATAATGGATAAAGTTTTAACTGGAATAGTTGCAGATATCGCACTGAAATATAATACCAATATTCAGGAGGTAGAGAAGGTGTTAAATATGCCGTATAAAATGATGAGAGAAAATATTCAGGCATTAGAGTTAAGAGGACATTTATACGAAGAGATTAAAGATCAGAAGCTCAACTTTAATATGCCAATACTATTTAAGTTGCATTTAAATAAATATAAACTAGATAAATTTAATTCAAAGAAAGATGACACAGAAAGTACAGAAGATCAGCGCATTTCCGATGTTTAATTACATGTTTTTGACTTGCGATAAGAAGCCAGACAGAACTGCTGGAGGATTAATTATACCAAGTGGAACCAAAGGATCTCAGATTGAGATGAAACAAGATGTATTAAAAGTTGGAGATGGAGTGCGAACATTAAAACCTGGATATTCAGTTGAAATTGATCCAAGACCATACTTTGTTAAGGATTGGGTTGATCAGAATAATCCAACAATTAATGAAGAATTGCATAAGAAAACCGTTGGTATAGCATGGCCAATTGAGAATGTGGATGGCATTGATGTTATGGTAGTTCCAGATAATCATATTAGAATGTTTTGGCGTAACGGATTAGAATAATAATTTAAATTAATAATTATGGAAAGAGACGAAATTTTGAGAGAGATTCAAATACTAGGAAGTTTAATAAATAATGCATCACACGTTGGAGATTTCGATTTAGTTAAACTTACATCAGATAAAATTAAGAAATTACTAGAACAATTATAACCACTCTTTATATAGTATATTTAGACCGACTCTTCGGAGTTTAAACAAAGGCTCCTTAATTGGGGCCTTTGTTGTTTTAGATAATTATACCTATCTTTGTCTACACAATTTAAGAATAATGAGATGATTACCAGTAATGAAATAGAAAGTTTGGGATTTAGTAGGGTTCCAGAGTGGGATACTGAAGTAACCTTGGCATATAAATATGAAAAGAATAGATATGATAAGCCAAGAAATACTATAAATTTATATAGATTAGACAGGTTGGTTGACACGGATTATATAGAATTAAAATCAACTCTGCAAAGAGAGATGGATTTCAATATGAGTACGTATTCGTTTAACGGAGAGTTAGAGACAATAGATGATCTATTTGATTTATTTGAGAATTTCAAGGATTTAAATAATAAGATTTAATATTATATACAGGGGATAGAGGGATGAGACTATTAGAGTTTAAAAAAGAATCATATGATGTTATTATAACTGAGGAATGCTCAATGCTAACACCTTTCAAGAAGGTAATAGACAGAGATAAATCCAAAGACAAAGATGTAGCATTAAAAGAAATAACCTTTATATATTTTTTTGCTGATGTTACATCGACATATCAATCTATATTTTCTGAGTCAGATAGATGCGATGAAATTAAAAAAGATATAGGGCTTCCTACTAAATGGAAAATTGATTCTATTATACAGGATGCAATAAATTTCTATGTAGAAAAATCTAAAACAGCAGTTCATCATCTATATACAGCTAGTATGACAGCAGCGGCTGCTGTAAACGATATTTTAAGCGATGCTAAGGCATTAATAGAAGCAAGTGATGATAGGATATCAGCTGTACAGAAAGTCATCGGAGCGCTCGAAAAAGTGCCTAAAGTGATGGCTTCCCTTAGGGACATTGAGAAAGAACTTATCCGTCAGATTGAAGATAAGGAAGGTAAGAAGATTGGAAGCAAATCATTTGCCGTATATGAAGAGGGATTAACAATTGACTAATGAGTGAAGAAAAAACATCTGACTATATAAAAGTAAATAAATATCAGACTCCAATTAATGAAGAGTTAAAGAACTCTTTAAGCAAGGAAGTTTTCGGAGACCTCATGGATTTTGTGTCTTCAGTCGGGTTTATATCGTGGTTAATATCTCCTGAAGAGATTCGAGGATTTGCTAAAGATAGACCAAAGGATGAGTCAGGTAAAATAGTTGTTGATATAACTAAACCTCACATTCTTGAGGATATGGACTTCTTTAGAGAAAGAGCTTTATATCACGAGAAGCATGGGAGATATACTCATTTGCGACCTAATCCTAACCCTAAATCAGAATACACAGCCTTTTGGAAGGAAGAGTTGCGTAGATGGAGAGATGGTCTAGTTAGACCTAGTGATGGAGAGTGGATTCCCGGTGGATATTATTTCTACTTAAATTACTGCCCTATATTTATTAACGAGAAGGTCAAAGAAAATAGATCCAAGTCCACAAAATCAAATGCTCAACGTGTAAGAAAGTTTCCAAAAGCTTGGTTGGGAGATTATCTGTTTTTTCATTATTTTGAACAAGCAGAGGATAGCGGAGCTCACGTTAAAATGCTGAAGACCAGAGGGATTGGCGCATCGTTTAAATTGGCATCGTTATCTCCTAGAAATATGTATGTATATCCAGGATTACCTAATTTTCATTTAGCATCAGACAAAACATTTCTTGATGGGGAAAAAGGAGTTTTTGGAAAGGTTTTAGATAACCTAGATTGGATAGCCGAAAGCACTCCAATGCCAAAGATGAGGTTGATAAACTCAATAAGATCTAGGGAAATACAATTAGGTTATCAGGACGAATATGGCATTAAACATGGACTAAAATCTTCTGTTTATGGAATATCTTTAAAAGATAATCCTGATCGCGCCCGTGGAATTAGAGGAAAACTCATTCATTACGAGGAAGATGGACTCTTCCCTAACTTGGAAAAAGCATGGTCTGTTAATCGTAAGGCCGTTGAAGATGGTGATAATGTGTTCGGTAGGATGTGTGCTCTCGGAACCGGAGGAACTACTGGTGCGAATTTTGAAGGCTCTGAAAAACTATTCAGAAATCCACTAGCATTCAATATACTTGGTATTCCAAATGTATTTGATAAAAATTCAAGCGGTGATTCGCTATGTGGATTTTTCTGGGGAGCATATTTAAATAGGGCTGAGTGTTATGATCCAATCAATGGAGAGCCAGATGTAATAAAGGCATTGGTTGAGATTATTAAAAATAGATTTGTAATAAAATATAATTCATCTGATCCGTCTGCTATAACACAGGCATTAGCCGAGGAGCCGATAACTCCATCTGAAGCAGTAATGCGCATTAGTGGCACAATTTTCCCCGTATCAGACTTGAAAGATTATCGTGACTCTGTTAGGATGCAAGGAACTAGATATTTTGATACTCACTATGTTGGTGACTTGGTTCTTAATCAGCACAATATAGAATGGAAACCTAATGAAGATTTATATCCAATACGGAGATTTCCTTTAGGTACAGATAAGGCTGAGGGTGCAATAGAGATCTTTGAAATGCCCAAAACTGACACTAATGGTAAAATTGATCCAATGAGATATTGCGGCGGAATTGATCCAATAGATGACGATCAGGCACTTAGCACCACATCTCTGGCATCAATCTTAATATTTGATCTATATACAGATCGTATAGTTGCAGAATATACTGGACGTCCAAAATTCGCAAATGACTTTTATGAAACTTGTAGAAGAATGCTTTTGTTTTATAATGCAACTGCTAATTACGAATCAAACAAAAAAGGAATCTTCACTTATTTTGACCAAAAGCGATGCTTACATCTTCTTTGTGATACTCCGCAGATATTGCGTGATATGGAGTACGTCAAGGGAACTGGGTACGGCAACAAGGCCAAAGGGACTAACGCCACATTACCAGTGAATACATGGGGAAGACGATTGCAAAGAGATTGGCTAATGTCTCCAGCATATGTTCAGGATGTAGATGCAGAAGGAAATCAAATAGGCGAGAAACTTAACATGCACTGTATTAGGAATATTGCATATATAGAGGAGCTTATAGCCTGGAATCAAGACATAAATGCAGATAGAATTTCTGCAATGGGTATGTTAATGATATATCGAGAAGATAGGTTAAAATATATCCAGCAACGTGACAATAAAAACACAGATGACGATTACGACGAATATATCGACAAGAATTTTCAGAATGCCTATCAGGGCCAGAATAGCTATGGGAAGACCGTAGACTTAAATTGGTAAATAGAAGAGCCAATCTTATTTAACTAAATTTGTAAACTTATATAAGTAATAAATATGTCAACACAATCATCTGGATTTCCCAGACAAAAATTACCATCTTCAAAGAAAAATCTAGATTGGAGAAAGTCTCATTTAGATTGGGCGGACAAGAATAGTTATCTTTTTAATAATAACGTGCGTAGATCTCTACGTGGCAAAAAGATCAATTATGACTTGTTTAACGGCATATTGCATGAAGAAGATATGAAAAAGACTCTTAACCCTATGAATAAGAGGGTTGGTCTAATACCAAGTCAAATACAGCATTTCCCAATTATTAATAATCCATTAAACGTCTTAATAGGTGAGGAATCTCGTAGAAAACACGATTACATTGTTAAGGTGTGCAATGATGATGCTATATCTGCAATTGAAATTGATAAGGTTAAGGACGCTAAAGAAAGAATACTTCAGATCATTACTGCTGAATATCCTGACGAGAAAGAGGCTGAAAAAGAAATAGAAAGATTACAACAATATTTTAATTATAACTGGCAGGATCTTCGTGAGAAGAGAGCCAATTGGTTATTAAAACATTATATCAAGGAGTTAGATTTTAACTTTAAGATGAATCAGGGGTTTAAGGATGTCCTTATTGGTGCTGAAGAAATATATCAGTTCGATATATGTAGCGGTGAGCCAACGATGGAATGTCTTAATCCAAGAAAGGTCTATACTCTAAGAAGCGGTTATTCATCAAAAATAGAAGATGCCGACATTATTATTCTTGACGATTATTGGTCGCCAGCGAGAATCATTGACAATTACTATGAAGACCTTAAAGATAAAGATGTTGAATACATTGAGTCCATATCGAACCAAAATCTTGTGCAAACTGACGAGATGGGTAATATGGATGAAAGGAGTGCTTTCCTATATTCTCCCCTTATAACAGAAGATAATCTAGAAAACAATACAGTAGACTCATTCGTTTGGATGGGAAATAATTTTGCTGGACTACCAAACTCATCTTATGTAGATAATATGGGTAACGTTAGAGTCTTGCGTATATACTGGAAATCCAAGCGTAAGATTAAATCTGTTAAATCATATGATCCGCAAACTGGTGAAGAGATGTATTCATTTAAGGATGAGACATATAAGGTGGATCAATTTAGTGGAGAGGAAGCCGAAGACTTATGGGTGAATGAGATTTGGGAGGGAACTAAGATTGGCAAGGAAGTATATATTAATATGCGACCTAAAAAAATACAATACATGCGCCTTAATAATCCAGCACAATGTCATGCTGGTATTATTGGTCAAATATATAACACAAATCAGGCAAAGGCTGTATCTCTTTTAGATAGGATGAAACCATATCAATATCTGTTTGATGCAGTTAAAGATAGGCTAAATAAAACTATTGCGAAGAATTATGGCAAAATTCTAGAGTTAGATAAAGCTAGAATGCCAGCTGGATGGGATTATCAAAAATGGTTGTATTTTATTGAACAGGATAACATCTCTGTGGTTGATAGTTTCAAGGAAGGAACTAAAGGAGCTGCTACTGGAAAGATAGCTGGTAACTTTAATACATCTGGAAGACCGTTAGATTTAGAAGTTGGAAATTCAATTCAATTATATATTAGCCTACTTGAATATCTCAAAGATGAGATGTTTGAAATATCTGGTGTTTCTAAACAGCGCCAAGGTCAGGTTGATAATCGCGAAACAGTTGGTGGAGTAGAACGTGCCATTTCAAGTAGTTCTCATAGCACTGAAGAGCTCTTTATGATACACGACAATGTTCGTAAGCGTGCATTAACAGCGTTGCTAGAAACGGCTAAAATTGCCCTTAAAGGACGCAATAAGAAAATGCAATATATTACCGACGATAAGGTGATGACAATGCTTGATATTGATGGTGACGAATTCGCTGAAATGGATTACGACATCATGGTTGATAATGACATGGGCGATATGGAGCTTAAGCAGAAATTAGAGCAACTTGCTCATGCTGGCCTTCAGAATCAAATGCTATCATTCTCTACTGTAATGAAGATATTTACAGACTCATCACTTACATCTGTAATGCGCAGAATAGAGCAGGATGAGAATTCAATGAATCAGAGTAAGCAAAAAGAAGGCGAAGCTCAGAACGAAGCTATGCAGCAACAGATGGCATCTAATGAAAAGATGAAACAACTTGAATTGCAATTGCAGGATTTGATTAGTCAGCGTGAAAATGAAACCAAATTACAGGTTGCATTAATTGGAAAAGAAGGCGATTATACCGAAGAAGATGCGTCTGATATGGAAAAAATTAAATTACAACGAGATAAATTAGAGCAAGATTATAAGCTGAAAATGAGTGACTTAGAAGAAAAAAGTCGTCATAATAAAGCAACAGAATCTATTGCTAAAAATAAACCACAAACATCTAAAAAATAAATATTATGGCAAGCGAAATTACTGGTCAATTAAAGAAAATTAAAGAAGCAATAGATAGTCTAGGAACATTAAGTTCTGGTCATGGATTTGGAATATTTGAAGTCATTGGGGCAAATGACATCTTAACAGATTGGCAACTTCCTGATGACGCTAATATGGATATGGCTTTCGTTGGACTGAATCCAATGCAAGTTGACGTTACGGCATTAACATTAAGTGGAGTAAAAACAATTAGATTTGTGGTTGCACCAGCAACTGGAGATTTTCCAAATGTAATTTACAATAAAATATAATATGAAAAAATCCATTATAATAATATGTCTGTTAGGAGTGATTCTAACGGCAGCTGTTACAAGTCTAAAATGGAGACAAATTTCAGATGCAACTCCAACGGTAACGGAAATAAATTTTGTAGATGGTGTTACGTCAGCGATTCAGGCGCAATTAAATTCAAAGGTTGATACTATTGATTTGGTTAACCCTTGGCCTGATATTAGGGATACTATTACAGCAAGATTAGATAACACTCCGTTAACAGGTATTCCAACAGCACCAACAGCAACATTAGGAACAACCACTACTCAGTTGGCAACAATGGCTGCTTTGGATGAAGCGATAAAAAAATCAGGATTGATGAGGCGTGTGTGTCAAAATAACGTTAAGGTTTTCCACACAGGAGATGCCGTCGAAACTACCGTTCTGACTATGACTATCCCTGCTAATTCAATCGGGCTAAATGGTAGCTTTCATATATTGCCGCTATATTCTGTTACTGGATCAGCAAGTAAGACGTTTAGGATTAAGTTTAATGGGGTAGTGGTAGGAACGGTAATTCTTACAACTACAAGTGTATCAGGACAATTTTGCCACATTATTAGAAGCAGAAATAGCAACACGGCTCACGTTAGTACAACTACAGTTAGTACGAGTGGTGGTCAATTTGCAAACTCAACATCAGATATTTATCTTCCTACATTTGATCATACTCAGGAAATAACGGTGACGGTTACTGTAGAGCTTGTAACGACTACCGAACAGGGCAATGTGCAAGGAATAGAAATTTATGCCTCTTACTAATGAGATACATATTAATCATTCTGTTTTTGCTGTTTAGTTCAGCGATTCAGGCAACTACATATTACGTTTCCAGTTCTGGGAATACTACAAACTCAGGATTAACAACTTCAGCAACATGGAATCTTGCAAAAGTAAACTCTTTTACCTTTTCGGCAGGTGATGAAATTTTGATAAAAAGGGGTGATGCCTTTTATGGCTCTATTACCCTATCAGAATCAGGATCAATAGGCAATCCAATTAAGATAAGTGCTTATGGAAGTGGTGCAAAACCAATTATTTCAGGATTTACGAACGTTACTACATGGATAAACTTAGGTGGTAATATTTGGGAAAGTACATCAGCCATATCAACTCTCTCTACTTGTAGTATGGTTACTGTAAATGGTATAAATACCGAAAAAGGCCGTTATCCAAATAACACGGGTGATGAACTTGGGTATTTGTATTATCAATCACACACAACGACATCAATAACTAGCTCTGGTCTCGATGGCGTTATAAATTGGACTGGCGCGACTGTTGTTTTGCGCCCCAATGCTTGGGCTATTGCTACCGCTGCAATTACATCTCAGTCGGGTGGAACTTTAAATTATTCTTCCTTATCTTCAACTCCGGTTGATGGATATGGATTCTTTATAAACAATGATGTACGAACTCTTGATGTTCAGAACGAATGGTATTATAATCCCACAACAAAAAAGATAAAGATTTACAGTGCTTCTCAGCCTGTTAATGTAAGGGTTTCAACTATTGATGATTTAATAAATATTGAGGGCAACTACATTACAGTTGAAAATTTAGAAGTAACAGGTGCTGAAAATAGGTGTATTTGGGCGTATAAAGCCATGAATGACGGAATTTTACCGCATCACGTTATCATACAGGATTGTAATACTTCGTTTGCTGGATGGTATGGAATAGATTATAGAGGCAATTATAATACAATACAAAACTGTGTTGTAGATGAATCAAACTGGTCTGGAATAAATGGGGGTAAATCGGGTATAGGTAGTGTGTTAAATAATACAGTTACAAATACTTCAAGATTTATAATGCTAAATGCTGGTGCTGGTATTTTTGTTAGTTATAGTGTTCACGCTGTTAGGGCAGAAGGCAATAGAGTTATTAACAGTGGTGAAAATGGTATGTACATAGGTGGAGATTCAATTGTATTTGTTAAAAATAACTATGTTGATACATTTTGCACAATGCAGTATGATGCAGCAGGTATTTATTGTTCCAGTATTGGCGGCACTGATAATGTGATTACAGGTAACATTATTATAAATGGCGTAGGAAATCCATTTGGGACTCCAAATTCAACACCAATGAGCGCACATGGCATTTATCTTGATGAAGGTGTTCAAAATATTGAAGTAGATCACAATTCAATATCTTCAAATAATGGCGCGGGAATATTTTTACACGCTTCTGCAAACAATGATATACACGATAATACTTCTTTTGATTGTTTTTATCAGATATTGTTTTCATCTAAATTAGAAAGCTTATTAATTACAGGAAACGTAACTACGAATAATAAATTTATTGCAAAAACCGCATCGCAAGATGTTCTTAGAGCGGTATCATATAGCTCCGTTACGAATCCAATAACTAATTTTGGAACTTTTAATAACAATTATTATGCTAGACCTATTGACGATTCCGATGCGTTTTATATTCAAACATCTTCATCGTATTCGACGATAGATAGTTTAACGCTTACTGAATGGCAGTCATATTCTGGACAAGATGCAAACTCACTAAAGTCGCCAATACCGATCATAGACACCAACAATCTTCAGTTTTACTACAACGACACGAACGTAGATAAGGTGGTATTTGTATCACAACCATCTATTGACGTTTCCGGAGCTTATTATGTTGGGAATGTCACTTTAGAGCCGTTTACAAGCATTGTGTTAATTGAAAAGTCTGCTTATTACGTTAGTAGTACAGGAAATGACTCGAACGATGGGCTTTCCGAATTAACACCGTGGCAGACATTGGATAAGATTAATTCAGCTACTTTTTCGGCAGGTGATAATATTTTGCTAAAGCGTGGAGATACTTTTTATGGATCGTTAGTAATTGATCAATCAGGAAGCTTAGGTAACCCAATTACCCTTGGAGCATACGGCATAGGAGAAAATCCAACAATCACAGGATTCACTACGGTAGCAATATGGACTAATTTGGGAAGTAATATTTGGGAAAGCACAAACATAGTTTCGACACTTTCATCTTGCAATATGGTTGCAATAAATGGAGCTAACACCCCAATGGGCAGATATCCAAATTCAGATGCAATAAATGGAGGCTACTTAACCTTTCAGTCACATTCAGGAAAAACATCTATTACAAGCAGTAGTTTAACTGGAACTCCAAATTGGACTGGTGCTGAAGTTGTGATACACACAGGCCATTTTATGATGGATAGGGTAATTATAACGTCCCAATCGGTTGGAACATTAAACTTTAACACTCTTAGTTCTGGATATGAACCAAGTGACGGAAATGGATTCTTTATTCAAAACGACACACGAACACTCGATCAGCAAAATGAATGGTATTTTAACCCTTCAACCGATAAACTACGGATTTATAGTACCACACAACCATTAAATGTAAAAATAGCTTCAATTGATAGATTGTTTCAGGTTCAGGGTGATTACATTACAATTGATGGGTTAACATTTGATGGGGCAAACACAGTAGCTATTTGGGGCGAAGATAATGGTTCAGATCATTTCACTGTTAAGAATTGTTCCCTAACCAATACCGGAATTGTTGCTATAAATACCCCATACGTTGACTATGTAACCTATGAAGGTAATGTTATCACAGAGTCCAATAGTAGCGCAATAATCGCCAATAATTCAAATACTATAATCATTCGCAACAACTATCTTGAAAACATAGGGGTTGTTTCTGGAATGAGAAATACAAGTGTTTTATATGGAGCTGATAATGCTATTTCTGCTGACGTTGTGGAAAGCTTAACTGTTGAGTATAATAGCATAAAAAATACAGGTTACAATGCAATCAGTTTTTATGGAACTACTGCACTCATAAGAAATAATTTTATTGATACGTTCTGCACGATTCTTGATGATGGCGGTGGAATTTATACCTATACAGGAACCAGAACACCAATGGCTAATGTAGTTATTTCAGATAATATTGTTATCAATGGTATTGGCTCAACGTATGGAACAAGCGGTGGGGCTATTATTGCTGTCGGAATTTATCTGGATGAACGTTCTAAGAATATTGAGGTTTTAAATAACTCAGTAGCAGATGTTAAAGATTATGGCATTTTTTTAAATACATCGGCTGGAAACATTAATGTTCATCATAATACTGTATATAATGCCAGTAAATTTCAGTATTACTCTACTTATTGGGGAACAGAAATACCGACCTTGCCTCCAACAGGAAATCAGGTAAAAAACAACATTTTTGTTGCAAAAATAAAGACTGGTATTTATAGCTATGAAAACATGGACTATGACAATCAGAAGTGTATGAATTTTTATTTTTCGAGGAATGATGGATCGCCAGCAAACGATCTAATGCTTGCATCTACAACTTTTGATAATAATGTATATGCAAGACCAATTGATGATAATAAAGTGATCAGGTTTAATCATGCTGATTGGGATAGTGGATTTAAAACTCTTGCTGAATGGCAAACATATTCCGGTCAAGACGCTAATTCAAAAAAATCACCACAAGAGGTTACAAACGTTAATGATTTGCAATTTGAATACAACGCTACAAGTACTGTCAGAACAATATATCCGAATTGGGCGTCAATAGATGTAACAGGAAGGGAATATCGTGCGCCGGTAGTTTTGCAACCATTTACATCATTAATTTTAATTAAGGACTATACGCCATCGCTTTATATACCATTCGGTGTAAGTGGTAAATTATGGAAATTTTAATATATTAATATTATATAATGAGCGAAGATTCTATAAAAACAGCAGAAGAGCAGCTGCATGCTCTGATAAATGAGAGCAATCTTGTTTTGACAAACATTAAAACTGAAAGTGCTAAGATTTTTAGTAAGTTAAGAAAAACAATTAATGTTTTAATAGTAACTGGATCTGTATTATTTCTTGCATTTTTATATTCATTGGTAGAAGTTAATGCAAAAATTGCAACTCTTGAGTCAGAGAAGATATCAAAAACCGAATTAGATGTAAGGCTAGATAAATATCCATTAAAAACTAGCGTTATATTTTTTCAGAATAATATGTTTGACATGAATAAGGCATCTTTTCAATATAGACCAATGGTGTCAGAACAGAATATGGAACTAACATATACCAAAGCTCTAAAAGAATTTAATGGAGACGTTAGTCGCGGAATTGAAAAACAATCAAATTAAATAACTATGGCATCAATTATAATTCTAGCTACCTCAAATGTAGCTCAAGACGGATTAATTATTACTGACAGTACGGACTGGACATCTCTAGGAGTTCCTAGAAGTACACTAATAAGCCTAACTGTTAGTTTATATAAAGCAATGGTTCATACCGCTCCAGCATATAGTGCATATACGCTTAGTGTTTCTGAGCTTGCGTCGTTTGTAGAAGATGGAACCGTTGAAATTCCATTTCTAAGTTTGGCTGGAGTAATATATCTCGAAGATTCTTGGTGGGAAGCTGTTGCATCTGGCAATTCTGGTTCGTATGTTAGTAATTATGCTGGATTTGGCATATATGCAAGCATAACATACGCGGTGTTTAATCAGGTTAACTGGATTCACGCACCAGAAGAAATCAAGTTCAATGCTGAAAAGTATGCAACATCTGTGTTTTTTCTAGAAGGTCTTGGAAATTTAGATACTACCAATGTAAACTCACGTGATGTAAAGTTTCAAAAAAGATTAATATCTTTGCAGAAAATGTTATTAAATATTTAATATGGTTACACAATCTCAATTAAATACAGAAATTGATTTAGCAAAGAGAATATATTTATATTACTTTGACAAATACGCTACATATTTAACTATAGGTAGTGATAAATATCTACAATGGTATAAGGATTTATGTGTATTATATTTTCTAGTTAGAGGATTAAAGTCTGTAAGAATAGTCGATGATTTGCTTTATATTGGAGATACTGAAATAGATGAAACAACGTATGCAAAATTTGGATCTTTAGTTAGAGAATATGTCACATCTGATATTAGCGACATTGTATATGCAGAATTAGATATATACGGTAATATTAAAGATATATCTAGCCCATCTACTCCGCCAGTAATTGTAACGTATCAAGGATTTAATAAAGAGCCGATGGTTGCACTAATTAATATTGTTATGGATAACACAACTGCAATAACAGTTCCATTTAACATTAATAATATTGATACAGATAGTATTGTAATTACAACTAGTACAGATGGAGATCCAATACCAATGGTCGCACTAGAAGAAGAGGGCGTACATTTTGTTGGAACTACAATGTATTGGCATACTTATTATGAATTAAAGGCTGGAGATAAAGTAAGAATAGTTTATTTATTAAACGTATCTTAATATGGAATTTAGGACAATAAGGCAGACATCACATATAGATGGAGTTAATAGAAATCCAGAAATTACCGAGCATGATAAGGCTATGGTTTGGGATGATAATCTTAAAAAAGTAAAGTATGTCCTTATTAATGGATTGAGTGCTAACTCTAAAACAGTTGCTGGATATGTAGCCAAAGGAGATGATGCATCTGCTGCAAGTTATATATGGAAACTTGATGGGTCAAAAAATCCAGCATGGAGATTAGAGGAATATCTATCATCAATAACTAAAGTTGGCAATTCTGCAATATTCACAATGAATAGTGGTGGAACTAAAACATTAACGCTAGGATCACTTGCTTGGGAAGACTCTATTACTGGGGCCGTAACGACCGTTTTTGGGAGACCTGGCGACGTTTTAGCATTGAGTGGGGATTATACTGCCTCGCAGGTAACAAATGCATTTGACAAGCTCAATGACACCTTAGATGACATTATAGAGGGTGATACAGTTAAATATTTTACAGCATCATATAAATCCAAAGTTGATGCAAATACACTAGTTAGGCATACTCATTCCAATAAGGCTCAATTAGATTTAATTACTAATGCTGGAGATGGCGTTATTCCAACTGCTGCTCAGATATCTGAATGGGATACTTATTCTTCTGGTGATGCTCAAGATGTAATGGATACAGTTGCTTCATTTATTCAAGCTAATACTGGCATATCTTGGGTGTATGACGATGCATTAAATTTATTTACGCCCACAATTAACTTAGGAGCATTCACTACAGACGATTTGCCTGAAAGTGATACTAAAAAATATTTTACAACAGCAAACCAACCTGTGATTGAAATATCATTACCATATGCATCCACTGTAGCTGGTCGTATAGCAGCAGCAACTATGGGAATCGACTATCCAACGGGCTGGGTTTTAGCTCCTGGAACAAGTGCTGTTGATATTTTGATAACACATGGATTAAATAGGAGGGTTGCTCATGTTTCAATATGCGCAGTTACTGGAACAGAAGAGCAAGCGTTATTCAATACAGCTGCTTATAATGGTTGGAAAACTCCAGATGCAAATTCGCTACTTATTCAGTCATTAGCTACAATTCCAAAGCAAATAAAAATTTACATGATTTTTAAATAATATGAAGAAATTACTATTTATAATATTTTGCATATTAAGTATATTTGGATATTCTCAAAATTCACAGGACGAATATTATAGAGTGGTTGATTGGAAATTCTATCCTGGAAACATTATTCAGCTAACAGATTCAACATACGAAACTTATGCAATCCCATTTGATTATAATGATCCAGGTGCAATTAGTAGAACTGTTGGAAATTACGTAGTTGATTTTATTGGTCATAGATACGCAGTTGTAGATTCAACATCTGTAACAATAACATTACTTGATATATACCATACTGGACAGGGCCCACAAACCGATCAAATAGCTAGGTGTTATAGATCTGTTTACAATGGAGACTCTAAGTATATTGGAAGTATAGATTACTCACCACTAGACGAATCTGCTAAATGGAAACTTAATGGCTCAGACAACGAACTACTGTGGAGGCACGGCATTGATTATGGACTGCCATTTAAACGACTAGTCTTAGATACTACTTATATACATGACGGTTACGAGGTTAAGGGTACTGTTGCTTGGAACGAAGCTACGCAATCTGTAGAGACGCATATAGCAAACGATCTGCATCTAAATAATGGTGAGGAGCTTTGGGTTCCTCTTTGTATTAATAACAGTGGATCCGACATTCTAAACGGACAGCCTGTTTATATAAATGGAGCAAGTGGAATAAGTCCGACAATATTACTAGCGTCCAATATCACTTATGACGAGTCAAGACTTATTGGCGTTGCTACACAAAACATTCCAAATGGAACCGTAGGGAGGGTAACTAGATTTGGCTTTGTTAATGACATAAACCTAAGTGAATGTACCGCAGGTGGCAATGTCTACTTGGGTGATAAGGTACTTACTCATGTCAGGCCAATGGGGGGATTATTCCCCGTGGTTATAGGTAAGGCTATTGTCTGTTCGACAACTGGAAGGTTGTTAGTGTATCCACAGACAGCTGAATATCCATCGGAAGTTAATAGAGCCGATGGATGGGCTTCTTATTTACAAGGAGATCAAACAAATATCTCTTTTGTTGATGGGACTAGGATATTTTCCATAGTTCCCGTAGCTTCTACTTTCTATTTCTATCAAGTTGGATTAAAATATATAAAGACCGGAACGCAATCAATAACCATTAGCGATGTAGAGGGTATTCATATTATCTATTACGATCTTGGAGTATTGTCGGAAATGGTTAATCCATCAAGCAGTGAGATTGTAGATGCTATCAGAAACAAAGTAATAACTTCTGTTATTTATTGGGATGCAACAAACAAGGTCTCTATTTATGTTTCTAATGAAAGACACACCTTTTATTGGCCTTCGTGGGTTCATGCTTATGCTCATCTTTCATTTGGCACTCAGTTTGGTAATGGTCTGGCTCTTACTAATATTACGCTTGGGATAGGATCAGTAAATGCGGATGCTCAATTTGGAAGTGATGCCGGAACTATTGCAGATGAAGATATAGTTACATCTGTTCCATCCGTTTCTAGCACAACTGGAATACCAATTTATTATAGGCTAGGATCAGGTCTTGGTAATTGGCGCAGGGTAGTACGTGCCGGATATGCTTTCTTAAACGATGGTACTTCTGGACTTGCGATGTACAACCTTAATTCTGGTGGCACTTGGTCGATAACAACAATGACAAATAATTATTATCGGTTAGTACATGTATTTGCTACAAATGACATTGGCACACCGAATAAGATAATTGCTATGTCTGGTGTTGCTGAATACTCCTCTGCTAGTGCTGCTGAAGCTGCCGTAAATAATGAAATCTTAAATATTTACAATAGTAATCTTCCTTTTGCGGAAGTTAAGCATATTGGCAGTTTAATACTACACACAAAAACAGGTCTTGGAAATACAGTCAATGCAAGATATGTAGCCATTCCATCTAAGCCTTCAGGAGCTAATTATTATATGGATTACAGGCGATCTAATGTTATTGGGACAGGAGGAGGTGCTGGATCTGGAACATCAACAATTCTTGGATTAAGCGATACTCCAGACTCCTATGCGGCACAGTCGAATAAGCTGTTTGGGGTTAATGCCGTGGAAACAGGAATGGAGTTTAAAGCAGTCACAGCTACACTTGCAGGAACCGTAAATATTCCAACAGGACAGCAATATCAAATAAACGGAGGTTCTGTTGTTGTAGATGCTATAAATGATGCGGTAACGACAACAGCACCAAGCCAGAATAGTGTATTTGATGCTCTAGCGTTAAAAGCACCAACATCTATTGCATCATCGCTTTCTACTGGTTATTTACCATATTGGGATGGAACAAAATTTCTAAACAGTACCGCCACGTATGATTCTGGATGGTTTTCTTTTGGAACTTCTCCAGTCCCCGGTTATAGAATATTTGCAACGGGCAATATTCGTGCGCTTGGTAATTTAGAAGCATATTCGGCCGAATACACTGGAAATACTGGCGTAGCTCAGAACATAGCACTCTTCGGTCAAATAGGGTTTAGTAATGGGTTTACCGTTGCATATAATGGTTTAAGTATGGTATATACTATGCTTGATGGTGATTTAAGACTAGGTAATCTTTCGGGTACAGGAATAAGACTAATAACGGCTTCACCTGATGGTACTTTAGGCGCATTGGCAAATGGGTTAGAGGGACAGATACCTAAGATAGTTTCAGGAGTATTAACTTTTGCAGACGCATCTGATGGTTTAAATACAACCGGAATGACTGCTAACTTCATTCAAAAGTGGGATGGCGAAAAGTTTATTGATTGGATAAACCCACGACCACAAACATTAACGGCTTCTTTAACTACCGTATGGGATGTTAATAGTGGAATTGATGCAAATATGACTATGACAGCAGATGCCTCAATAACACTTCAAAACTTAAAAGTTAGCACAAGCGGAACTCTTCATGTTACAAAACAATCAACTAATTATAGGCTGAAACTAAAGGGATATACACTTTCAATTTCACGGAATATTGAGTGGGATTCAACCGGAATACTCATCGTGGGTAATGGGAAAGAAGATTCCTATACATGGACTTACAATGGAGTTGTTTTGACTATTAATGGAAATAAAGACTATAATCAAACATCTTTCTAACATGAAGAAAATACTGTCAATATTAATCATACTCATATCCATTATTTCGTGTAATGGGCAGCAAAACACTGGATTCTTCGGAAGTTATCAGGGCGATGTAATTACGGTTCCGCTTGGAGTGTTTTTGAATCCAGTATCAGCAATTACGACAAACTCAGCCGTATTGGGCGGCAGGGTTGAAAATGGTGACGGTAATCTTCCTGTTATTCGAAATGGAATATGCTATAACACTACTGGCGTAATGGATGAACTAGGTTCTGACTACTACAATATGCCAATAGGGGTGTATGAGCCTGGAAAAACATACTCATTTTCGATGAACATTGAGTATTTAACACCTAATACCCTGTATTACGTTCAGGCTTATGCTGAAAATGCCGAAGGAATAAACTTTAGTTCTCAGGGAACATTTACGACATTAAGCGCAGTATTTATTCCGGCAGTATCGACCAATCTAATTACAAGCATTACATCGACAACAGCAACTGGTGGGGGAATTGTGATCAATGAGGGCAGTTCATCGACTACAGTTCGAGGGACATGTTGGGGAACATCAACAAATCCTACAATAGCAAAACCATTAACTCCAACAACTTCAGGCGGTAGAACAGCGAACGGCAGCGGTCTTGGTGAGTTTACAAGCTCAATAACAGGAGCAGCAGCCAATACCTTGTATTACGTCAGGGCGTATGCAACCAATACTTCCGGAACGGCTTATGGGGTGAATCAGACATTTACTACATTTGGATCATTACCAACACTAACAACGGCATCCACGTCGCTGATAACCATTAATTCGGCAACATCAGGAGGTGAAGTTTTAACACAAGGGAGTTCTTCGGCAACAGAAAGGGGAATTTGTTACAGCACTTCGATTGATCCAACAACATCACAACCAACAACTACAACGCCAACCGGAGGAAAAATATTAAGCGGAAGCGGATTGGGTTCTTTCTCGTGCAATTTGACTGGATTAAATGCAGGAACATTATATTATGTAAGGGCATACGCCATTAATAGTTCAGGTACTTCTTATGGCGTAAATCAGAGCTTTACAACCACATCTATAATTAATGCTACACTATCGAGTTCGTTATTTGCTGAGACATCAACTACGATTGTGGTTCGGTGGACACTAACCTTATCTCAACCAACGACTACGGAGGCTACAATTCCAATAATAAAAACAAACGATGATAATACAGGAACCGCAACAGGTGGGTTTGTGCTGAGTGGAGGTCAAATAACGGCAACTGAAAATACAGTCTATTCAAAGTTATCAAGTTCATATACCGCTTATTGTGATTTCGGAACTATGCCAACCGGATATACCGGAACAAATACAGCAAGTTATTTAATTCCGGCACTTGCGCCTACATGCCCTTCTATTGGAGATTCTTATCAAGGTGGTATTGTGGCTTACATATTTCAATCGGGAGACGTTGGATATATTTCGGGGCAGTGTCATGGGATAATAGCCGCAAGTTCAGATATTGGACAGTACGTTTGGTATGACGGATCGCTTGACATGTATGCCTCTTGTGCGAATTTGTATGGATATTTAGATGGAGTTACCAATACGAATACAATTTGGACAGCGTATTCAGGAACAGCACCAACCGCTGAATACGCCGCTGAAAAATGTTATTTACTTAGTTCTGGAGGGTATTCAGATTGGGTGCTTCCAAGTTACAACGAACTAAATAAAGTTTTATTTGGACTTACTGGAGCAGGAGTTGGTAACATTATAGATCAACAGGATTATTGGTCGTCCACAGAGGCCGACTCCCCAAATGATGCTTCACACGCATGGAAAGGTCGTCACCGAAATTTGGATAACGTAACCCAATTTGGAATACAGCTAAAAAATACATTGGTTAATGTTCGCCCAATAAGATATTTCTAACATGAAATTATCAGATTTGACAATTAAAATAAATATAGTACCTTTGTCATTTAAATACACATAATATGAAACAGTTTTTTTTAAAGTTAAAACAAAAAGTAAGTTCTTTTTTAGCAACTGTTAAGTTAGCTGCTAAAAACAAAACAGATTTATTCTGTTTGATTGGATGTGGATTGCTGTCGTTTATTGAGCTTGTTGGTGCTAATCTAAGAGTTTCTACTCTTATTGTTAGTTTATATGCTGCTTATTTGATTTATAAAAAAGCCGTAAAAGTATAGTTATGGGATTCTTTAAATGGATTGCAGGATTCTTTCAAGACAAAGATCAGCAAGCAAGTAGGAAAGCTGCCGGACTTTATATCGGTATGTTCTTTTTATATCTACAAGTAGAAGCTTCTATTAACGGCACTTTAAAGAGTGATCAAATAAACAGAGAGGTTCTTTGGGGAACTCTTATTTTCCTTCTGTTCTGCGTAGGTGCTATCACAATGGAAGTTGTTGGTAAGATCTTCGACAGCAAGTTTGGTAAGGATAAAGTAAACGAACAATAACATTTATGAAATACATTTCATTCTTTTTAATCATCATCCTATTTAGTTGTAAAACAAAACAAGCAGTTGTTGTTTTTACTAATATGAGGGATTCGACTAGACTAGAGTTAATAGCAACTCCAAGAGTCGTAAATAAGCTGATTAAAGAGAATGAACGTACTGAGCGAACACTTATATCATCCACCAAAAGATCGTTGATTGTAGGGGCTAGAAATGATACAAAACAGGCTTCTATTAATGCAAAGAAAGATGTTAAGGTGGCTAGGTCAAATAATGCTGTTGTTAAGAATGAGAACAGAGCAAATAAGTCAGTAGCTAAAAAGGAAATACAATCTGTTATTGTTGCAAAAAAACAACTACCAAACTCACTCAAGTGGGGAGCTATTCTTTTAATAACAATAATATTTGGCTGGCTTATTATAAAAAAGAAAATACCATTTTTAAGATAGATTATTAACTATGAATAGAAAGGAATTAGTTGATCAATTAATTGAAGATGAGGGATTAAGATTATTCCCGTACAGGTGTAGTGCTGGATATTTAACAATTGGTGTTGGTCGTAATATAATTACAAATTGGTTCTCTAATGAAGAGTTGGATTATTTAAAGATCTATGACGACCTTCCAACTTTTATTATAGACAAGCTCAAACAAACTGGAATAACTAAAGATCAGGCTATATATTTACTTAATAATGATATAGGTGCTGTTGTTAAACAATTGAAGTCAAGCTTGTCTTGGTTTGATTTAGCACCAGATGTTGTTCAGGATGTATTAATTAATATGTGTTTTAATCTTGGTATTGGAACCTTCCTGACATTCAAGAACACACTAAGATTAATTAAGGACGGTAAATACAATGAAGCGTCAGTTGAGATGCTTAAAAGTAAATGGCATAAAGATGTTGGCAAACGTGCTGAGAGATTAAGCGAGAAATTAAAATCAATAAATAAATAATATGAAAGTTGTACCTAAAGAAGAGAAGAGCGTAGAGACTGTAGAGAAAGTAGAATTGTGCGCCATTGAGCGTAATGTAGTAATTGAAAGACTCAATAAGCTTACTAGAGTTTACAAAAACGTATTTGAAGAATACGAAATGTTAATCAAGGTATTAAATACTCAGGTTAATATGGTGGATGAGAGTGATTCAAATAAACCTGAATCTAACTAATTTACAAAATAGCCATGTACTCCCCTTGGACTCACCTCCAAAATGTATGTGGCATATTTTTTTATAATGATAATGTATTAATTTTGTAGAGGAATTATGAAGGGAATGGAGATTTTTAACAATGATGATTTTTCAGAAGACTTTATGGAGTTTGATGATAATCTTCTCGAAGGAGACGTTAAACCAATAAATGAAGGTAACACTCCACCAAGTAAGACTAAGGCCGTTAAAACGCCTAAAAATGACCAATTAGAGGATGCAGATGATGACGACTCTGATGATGTAGATAAAGAAAAGGATGATGACGAACTAGAGGTATTACTCCCCTCTGGAAAGGGCCAAGATGCCACCGATGATATAAGTCAAAATTCTTCTACTCTCAGTCCTAAGTTTTTCTCTTCCTTAGTGCAAGCTCTGAAAGAGGGGGGTATTTTAGAAGATATTAAAGACGAAGATATTAAATCACAAGATGATTTCTTCAAAGTATTAGAGGATGGTATCAAACAACGAGAGTTTTCTGATCTTAATGATTCACAGAAAGAATACTTAGAAGCTCTTAGGGATGGCATTCCGCACGAAGATATCGCAGCACATCAACAGAACATAGAGGCTTATAATTCAATAACAGATGAAGCTATTGAAGAAGAGTCTGATGATGGTAGTGATTTACGAAGAACAATTATTACAAATAATTATTTGTCTAAAGGATTCTCTGAATCAAAAGCAAAGAAACTAATAGATAAAATATTTGAATCTGGTGAAGACGTTGATGAAGCTAAGGATGCTTTAACTGAATTGAAAACAATCGAGAAGCAAACATTCGAGCAGCAGAAAGCACAAAAAGCAGCACAAAAGCAAGCTCAACAGAAAGCCGAGAAAGAATCAATTGATAAGCTAAATAAGATTGTTAAAGATACTAAGGAGATTATTCCTGGACTTGCGATACCACAAGCTTTAAAGAATGATGTCGTTAAGGGATTAACTCAACCAGTCGGGTTTACGGAGGACAACAGACCTCTGGACATCATTTCAAAGTTTTTATATGACAATCCAATTGATGGTAGATTTAAACTAGCCTATATTTTAAAAGCTACGAAAGATCTAACAAATATGGCAGTCCTAGAGAATAAAAAGGCCAAGAAAGATGCTTGGAAAAATCTAGCTGAATCCATTAAATTTAAAGAAGATGGTGGTGGCAGAACCGAAGAGGATGGTGTTCAATTTGATTTTGATAAATTCAACTTCGACTAATTAAAATAAATTTTTATTAATATATGAAACTACAAAAATTTCAGATGTACGACGCGAAATACTTCAAGGGTTTGATCTCTGCGGAGAATCACCTTGGATCAATCTTTCAGCGTCAACCACAGAAGATCGGTGGTAATATGGTACAGTTGTTAGCTTACAACCGTGGAAAATCTCTTGAAGATACATTGGCTCAATTCCCAACTTTAGTGTTGGATTCTGACGATGAATTTACATGGGAACTCATTGGAAGCTCTGCTCGTAACATTCAGCTTATTGAAGCACGTATTGGTGCATCTACCGTAACTAGCGCAATGTACAACATTGGTGCTGGTGGGTCTAGTTTTAAACTCGTATTTGGCGAAGATTGGTTTGCTAACGGTAAAATGAATATTGCCGCCTAATAGGGTAACCTGTTAGTGAAAAGCTGGAAGAAATTCTAGTGAAGAAATTGGGCAAAAACGGTGAAATCTTCTAAATAATTCATATCTTTGCATGGTGTAATTAAATACAGAAAGACCATGGTTGAAGAATGGAGAGAAATAGAAGGTTATAAAGGTTATTACGAAGTAAGTAATTTAGGTAAAGTTAGATCGTTAGATCGAAAGGTATTTAATCCTAATAGTGGAATGACAATGAGGCGTGGATGTTTATTCCAGCCAAATACAAATCATAAAGGATATAAATATGTTGGGTTTCAGCAAGATGGAATTAGAAGTGGATTGCTATTTGTTCATAAATTAGTAGCAAGAGCGTTTATTCCTAACCCAGAAAATAAACCACAAGTTAATCACAAGGATGGTAATAAATTGAATAATGCGGTTTGGAATCTAGAATGGAATACAGATGCAGAAAATCAAAAACATGCTAAAGATAACTTCTTAAAATCTAGAAATGAAAATCATAAAGATTCTGTTCTAACAAATGAACATGTTTTATTTCTACCTAGATTATTTGAAATTGGAATGAATCAAGGAATGATCGCAAAGATCTACGGAGTTGATCGACACGTTATAATGAATATATTAAAAGGCGTATCTTATCGACAAATAGTTCCAGAAATAAAAGTAATAACAACTGGTCATGTTTTAGATGTAATTAAAATGCCAACTGAAACATACGACAAACTTTGTAATCTTTTAAAAGACAATACCGTGCTAAACACTTTGATTACGAAAGGCAAAGTGTCAGTGTAACGCATAGCAGATGAATAAATATAATTCTGCCACGAGTGCCCGACATCCTTATGGGATGAAAATATATGCTGAACTTATACAATTGTAAAGTATAAGAACTAGGGGATAAAAAGCCTCTAGGGTAACAAATTGGATGTCATTGTTGGTGAAAAAAATGAGGTTTATCCTCTAAGAATCCTAGGTGAAGCTTCTTTTGAAGGAACTAACGCTGTCTATACTGTAGAGTTGATGGGTGTTAATCCTAATGGGATGCCCGGTGAAGAACTCGTTTCTGGCAAGCGTTTCTCAAAAGAATTCTCTCCAGTAGAATCTGAAGGTTCACGTAAGGTTGGTGACTTGCATTTTGCTAGCCCGCTGGCTATGCGTAATGAATTCTCTAAATTGCGTATTCAGCATAAAGTCTATGGCTCAATGCTTAAACGTAAATTGGTTACTCCAATTCCAGTATCACCAAAAGAAGGTGGAGCTCCTAAGTTATTCCCAATGTGGATGCACTATGTGGATTATCAATTAGAAGCTGAATTCTCTGCTGATAAAAACCGTCTGTTGATGTTTGCTCGTAGCAATCGTGACGAATGGGGAAATTATAAGAATGTTGGTCAGTCTGGTAATGTAATTAAACAGGGTGCTGGTATTCGTGAACAAATGGAAGTTAGCTATACTCACTTCTACTCTACATTCAAACTGAAAGTTA